ATCGCCGAAGGGTTCCGAGGGGGGGCTTCCGGCGTTTCGTCGCCTTGTTGGATTGTGTGGGACAAGCAAAACGGGCAGAATGACTTCGCGGACGGAGAACTTGCGTACACATCATTTCAAACTGCCGTTCGGATTTATCATTTCACATGGGCGGGTATGCGGCAGGGAAATATGAGAAATAAAGAATTTCGCATACATCCGACGCAAAAGCCCGTCGCGCTTTATGACTGGATATTCCAGAATTACACGGAACGCGGTCAGAAAATTATTGATACACACGTCGGATCCGCTTCGTCCCTGATCGCAGCACACAAAGCGGGGCTGCGATTCGTGGGTTTTGAACTGGATCCAGAATATTATTCGGCTGCCGTCCGTCGGTACGAACGGGAAACGGCGCAGATAACGCTTTTTGATTATATGGAGCAGAAGGGAGAATGAAAAAATGGAAAAACAGATCGTAAAAGTAGAATCGTTATTAACGGTCATTTCGCCACAACAAACCGTCCGGATCATGGACGACACATTGTCAAAAAACGGAGCGGGAGCGGATCCGGAGGAAATAACGCTTTTCAAGGGCGCAGCGGTCAAGGCTTTTCGGGAGTTCGCGGGAAAAGGGGCGACAATCAAGCATATTTCGCCGGAGGTAGAACGGGAAACCGACGCCGAAGCGCCCCGTTATGTTATGCACATTTTTATCTATCGGAATTCAGCGCGATAGCAGCCGGACGGAAAGGAACGAACCGGAATGAGACTATCAGAACAGCTAAAAGTCATATCGACAATGGATAGGATCCGGATCATTCAGGGAAAGCGCGGGAATCGCGATCCGGAACATGATCCAGACGCGAAAATATTGTTTTGCGATTATATGGGATCCCTGCAGTATGCGGACGCGGAAACGGAATTCCTGACACGGGATCCGGAAGTCGTCCGTATGGTCGCGCACATGGAAATCAGGCACAAAAAGTTCAGGGATCGCGGTTTAATGCCGCCGTATGAGCCGGAAGTGACGCGGATGTATGAATTTAAGGATCTGACGATTTTCCTTTATTACGATATTTACATTCAATAATCGGAAAGGCGGGAGATATGAAGCATGAACCAACAGCCGCAACAATGGCGGGAATATATAACTTAATGGATATGGAACTGGAGGATCTGAACGCGATCGACATCCGGGAAGCGAATCAGGCGTTCCGCCTGATATGCGAAGCAACGGACGGGATTCAGATTGAATTAAACGACGCGATCGAAATTATGACATATCCGGGAAAGGTAGCAGACGCCGGGCGTACATCGGAGGGACTGCACGAACAATTCACACAGATATACCGGACAGCGATCGAGATCGCCGGAAAATCGGTTCGTCTGGCAGCAATCGCCCGAACAGGGATCATTCAGTCGGAAACAATAAGCCGGATTGACAGGGCGGAGACAGGAGGGGGAAACAATGGACTTGAACGGGAATGTAATTTATGCAGTTGATTTTGACGGGACGTTATCGTTCGGGCGGTTTCCTGATATCGGGGAGCCGAACTATAATTTGTTTCATTTCCTGATATCAGAAAAAGAGCGCGGGGCGCGGTTGATTCTGCACACATGCCGAACAGGGGATAATCTGGCGGCGGCGGTGGATTACTGCCGGGATCACGGACTGGAATTTGAATTTGTGAACGAAAATCTGCCGGAACTAATTGAACTGTACGGCGGCGACACGCGGAAAATTAACGCGGATTTTTATATCGACGACAAAGCAATAAATCCGATCGCCGGACATTTTACAGTTGTTCCGGCGGGATTTAATTTCATCAGGGAAAGAGAGGGAAAAGACAATGTTTTTGACGAAAAGAAATAAACGGAGGGACTTGCGGGAAGTGTACCGGGCAACGGAACGGATTCAGACGGCGGAAACGCCGCGAGAAGCCGACATATTGACGGGCTACGCGTTGGGAGTTATCGACGAAAAGTTCAGGAAAGGGAAACTGACAGCGGAATCAGCGGACGCAATCGCGGAAATGGTGGAAGTTGTCGGGGATGAAATGCGCCGGGATTTAATCGCGGAGCGCCGCGCCGCAGAATCAGGGCAAGAGGAAAGCAAGGTTTTTCAGATTGCACAGTTTCAGGCAGTAGCGGAGAAATAAACAAGGATACCGGCGTCGGGCGGGGAACCGTAACGCCGGGATCCAAAGAATCAAACCAACTTTATTATAGCGGAGGGCGGAAGAAATGTCAAAGCGCAATATCAGATCGGGGAGTTCTGAAAAAAAGAAACGGTTTCTTCCTATATATAATAGGAAAACAAAAAGAACAAATGTTCGATAAGGGACAGGGGGGAACACGGCGGCTTCCCGTCCTTGTAATGGGTATTAAGATATCAACCATTCTAAATTAGAACGTATCTGAAGGGCGGACGCTATGGGAACGAAAAGAAAGTATTTCGATGATTACGATTTTGAAGAATCCTATCAGAAATCGATCGAGGATATGGAGCAGGATCAGATCGAACGATATCTGAAGGAGAAAAGGGCGGGGATTGCGTATCAGACAAAGACAACGAAAGCCGGGGATCAGTTAGAAACAGATATATACCCGGTATTCGGGAGCAGGAAGGACGCGCCACGCACAAAGAGAGGGAACAAAAGCCGTCCGGCGCAAAAGAACCTGAACAGTAAGAGGGCGCGGCGGTATTTGAATAATTTAGTCAGTGCGAATTTCGGACGCGGGGATCTATGGTGTACGTTCACATACGACGATCAGCATTTACCGGACAACCCGGACGAAGCCGATCGGCGGTTTACGAATTTCATTCGCCGGGTAAACAGACGCCGGAAACGGGCGGGACTGGATAACGTGAAATATATCTGCGTGACAGAGTATCACGAGGAGGAAGGGAAACGGACGCGCTGTCATCATCATGTTATCATGTCCGGGGATGTTGACCGGGACGAATTGGAAAAGATATGGGGACAGGGCAAGCGGAACCATACGCGCCGGATTGATCCAGATCCGGAAACGCACGTTGCCGGAATCGTGAACTATATAAGCAAAGACCCGAAAGGGCGGAAGCGGTGGAGAGCGTCAAAGAATTTGAAAAAGCCTATTGTGACGAAATCAGTCTGTCGGTTCGGGAAAAGGACGGCGGAACGAATGGCGAAAGACCGGGCGTATTTAGAGGACAGGATTAGGAAGTCATATCCGGGTTACAAGTTCATTGACGCCGAAATCAGGATAAACGATGTCAACGGCGGGTTTTACATATACGCCCGAATGGTTCGGGATTGAAAGGAGCCGCCGAGGATATAAAGGTATTCAGGAAAGGAGATTGAAACATGTTGACTATCACGACAAACAAAGCAGAGGTAAAAGGAATAGCGGAACGGACGATCACGGAACGCGCCCTGCCGATCACGGATTTCTGGACGAAGCGGATCGTGAATCTGTTGGGCTTTTCAGATTCCGACAAGCGCACAATCCTGCACAATCTGGCAGAGGATCGCAAAGGGACAACGGACGCGGAACGGGACGTCACATTCACGGCGGGCGGCGCGGCGTCGGTTACGGTAAAAGTAACAATCAGGATCGGGCAGCAGTCCGGCGTCGATTGCTTTATTCTGACAATCCGGGACATTCTGGAAGTTCGGGGCGTGGCGGAGGATGAGGGGCAGGAAGCGGAACCGGAGGTCGTCGGTATGCCGAACGCGCCCGCTGTCCGCGTGATGACGCGGCAAATAGGATTCTGTAAGTATTGCAATCAGGGGCGCACGATAGAAGCCCCTGAAGGTTCATCCGCTGCCGATCTCAACGAATTAGCGACGGAAGAATGTGAGTGTGACGAAGCGCGGCGGCAGAGGGAGCGCCGGGCAAGAATGGAAGCTGCAGGCGCATGGGCGCAGAATGTATTCAGCAATCAGGACGGACAGCTTCAGACCGTATTGTGTGCGATTCACTCCACGTTTGAGGGCGCGATCGATTCCGTGACAATTAAAATCGGCAAGCGCACACACAAAATTGACACGGATTCCGACGGGATGATTCGGATCCGATCGACGTTCAGAGACAGCAACGAAGAAACATTTTAACAGGCAAAGGGGGCGGCGGTTTTTGAAACGCTTTTATCTGGACTACAACGAAAGGCAAATTGTCAACGCGGCGGTCAGAATGGATTCACAGCGCGGGAAGGCGTCGCCCTTTTCAAAGCGGGCGGAGGAAGCGATCAGGAAAGCGAAGGACAATATGGACGTCGGGGAAGTTGCGCCGGACGTCCGACGCGTCATAGTCGAAAAGATATATCAGTCGATCGCATACAGTCAGCCGTGGGAGCGTTTGGGAGAAACATATTGTTATCGCGGACAATTCTATCAATTCCGAAAACAATTCTGCTATCTGGTGGCGGATTATATGGGATTGATAGACGCAAGACGAAAAAGGGAAAAGGAGGGAACCGGATAGCATGGCGAAAGATTTTTCGGAATGGTTTTATCATTCGCCTGCATGGGAGCGGACGCGGGCGGCGTATATCAAATACGCGGGCGGATATTGTGAGCGCTGCCGCCGGGAGGTGGAGCAGGGGACGCGTTCGCTTGCGGACATGAAGCCGATCAAGATTGTTCATCACAGAATATATTTAACGCCGGAGAACATAAACGATCCGGCGATCAGCCTGTCATTCGACAATCTGGAAGGCGTCTGCGACGAACACCATAACAAAGAACATAAAACGGGAAAAGGAAAAAGATTTTGTTTTGACAAACACGGTCGCCCCGTTCCATTATGAACAGTCAACCTTTACGCGCCGCAGACCGCCCCCCGGTATGCGTTTAAAAAAGCGGCGTTTGGAACCGAGGGAGGGACTTCCAAAAAACGCTGCAATGCGCGCACATATAGGGGGGGTTAGGAGAAACTTCAATTTATGGCAGAAAAAAAGAGTACAATTTCAGGAAATACAGAAATATTGACAGACGCAAATATAAAAAAAGAGTATAACGCGATCCGGCGGATGTTTCGTTCCGTCAAAGACGACGATTCGGACAAAATGAAACTGTTAGAACGTATCATCGAGGAAGTGGCGTTCCAAAAAATCGCCATGAAAGCAGCAAAGGCGGACATGATTAAGAACGGACTTCAGACAACAACGAAAAACGCGTCACAAAAATTCGTAAAAGAAAATCCGGCAGTGCAGACATATGACAAATACGCCCGTTCGTATGCGTCGAATATGAAAACGCTGATTGATATGCTGCCGCCGAAACAGAAAAAAGAAATTTCGCGGATCATGCAGCTTCGGGGGGATGATTAAAGCGTGGAGAAGCGCAAAGGGGCAGCAGGAGCAGAAAGCCGCCCGCCGATGACGGACAATTATATATTCCAGTATTACGACGCGATCAGGCGCATAAAGCGCGGGGAAAAGGTCGCGGGCGTCCGGGCGGCAGGGCAGTTTATACATGACATTTTCCGGATCCTGACGGACGGGATCAAGTCCGGCGAATACATTTTCGACAGGAAAAAAGCAGGAAAAGCAATCCGGTTCATTGAAAATTTTTGTCATCATTCCGAGGGGCGGGCGGATCTGCTAAAACTGGAATTATGGCAGAAAGCCGTCGTTTCTGCGATATTCGGAATCATGGATCCGGATCGCCCGGACTGCCGTATGTTCCGGGAAGTCCTTCTGATTGTCGCGCGAAAAAACGGAAAAACATTACTTGCGGCGGCAATCATGGCGTATATGGCATACATAGACGGAGAGTATGGCGCGAAGCTATATTGCCTTGCGCCGAAACTGGATCAGGCGGAATTGTGTTTCGACGCCTTTTATCAGATCGTCCAGTCAGACGACGAATTAAATAAAATCACGAAAAAGCGCAGGACGGATATATATATTCAGGATTTCAACACGTCCGTGAAAAAGATTGCGTTTAATTCCAAAAAGTCCGACGGATTCAACGTCTATTTTTGTTTAAATGACGAGATCGAAGCGTGGCGCGGGGATTCCGGGCTAAAGCAGTATGAAGTCATTTCGTCGGCGACGGGCAGCAGGGCGCAGCCGCTTATCATGTCAACCGGGACGGCAGGATATGAGAACGAAGGAATATATGACGAATTGATCCGGCGGGCGACGGCGTTTTTGAAAGGGCGAAAGATCGGCAAAGAAAAAGAGCGTCGGCTTCTGCCGTTCCTGTTCATCATCGACGACGTGGAAAAGTGGGACACGCGCGAGGAAATCGAAAAATCGAATCCGAATCTTGACGTTTCTGTTTCGTGGGAGTATTACCGGGAGCAGATCGCGATAGCACATTCGAGCCTATCAAAAAAGGCGGAGTTTTTAACAAAATTTTGCAATATCAAGCAGAATTCTTCCGTCGCATGGCTTGATTTTCAGGACGTGGAAAAGGCAGCAGCAAAGGACGCAGACGGGATTCCGGTGTCGCTGTCACTTGATGATTTCCGGGGGTGTTATTGTGTCGGCGGAATCGATCTGTCACGCACAACGGACTTGACGGCGGCTGCAGTTGTGATCGAGCGGGACGGGATAAATTATTGCATTGTTCAATTTTTTATGCCGCAGGAACGATATAAACAGGCAATCGACGAAGAAGGCGTACCGTACAATATATTCCGGGAACAAGGTTTTCTAACAATCAGCGGGGAAAACGCGGTCGATTATCACGACGTTTTCAAGTGGTTTTTCAATCTGGTAAAGGTTTACAAAATAAAGCCGCTAAAGGTCGGCTACGACAGATATTCGGCGCAGTATCTGGTTCAGGATATGAAAGACGCCGGATTCCATATGGACGACGTATATCAGGGAACAAACCTGACGCCGATCCTGATCGAGTTCGAGGGAAAACTAAAAGACGGGCGGATCGTGTTTGGAGATAACGGACTTTTGCAGTCTCACTTTTTGAACGTCGCCGTCGATATCAGCCTGAAAGATTCCCGGATGAAGCCCGTAAAAATCGACAGACGGTCGCACATAGACGGATCCGTCGCCGTGTTCGACGCGTTTACGGTCAAAATGAAATACTATAACGAGATCGGGCGGCTACTGGAAAACCGCGGAAAATGATCCCCGGCAGCAGGACGAAAATTTCGTCATTCTGTCGGGGTTTCATTTTGTATGATAAGGCAAGATAGAAAAAGTTTGAGCGAGGAAGGGGGCGAAAGTGTGGGACTGATAAAGGATTTACTTAATCTGCGTCGTGCGAAATATTCGCCGTTTTTCGCCTTGCGCGGCGATTATCAGGCGAACGGGAATCTGGCGGATTCTGATATCGTGGGAGCGATTGCGAACGCGATCGCGTCAAACGTTGGAAAGCTGCAGCCGCAGATCGTCCGGCGGACGGATGACGGACTGGCGGTCAGAAACGATTATCTGTCCCGGATCCTGTCGCTTCGTTGGTCGCCGGAAACAGACGCATATTCCGCACTTTACCGGATAGCGTCGGATCTGGTTTATCATTCCAACGCATACGCGATTATATTCTACACGCCGGACTTTATGCGGGTTCAGTCGATTGTCCCGGTCACAGTCTCAAACGTGCGGATATGGGAGGATGAAAACGGCGTTCTTTTATTCCGGTTCCGTTGGGAGTATGACGGGAAATTTTACACACTGCCGTATCAGAGCGTGATCCACATCCGAAGCCGTTTTGACAAGAAGCGGTTTATGGGAACCGCGCCGGACGATCAGTTGAAAAACACGCTTGAATTGCTTGACACAACCGGGGAAGCCCTACGGTCAGCGGTCAGGAATTCCGCAAACCTGAAAGGCTATTTACAGTATAACAATTTCATTGATGACGACGAACTGAAACAGAAAGTCAAAGAGTTTCAGGAAGCCTATATGTCAGCGTCCAACGACGGCGGAATCGCCGGACTGGATAATTCCATGTCATTCCATGAGGTAAAGCAGACCGCCCCGAATATCCCGGTCATACAGTCGCAGTATTTAAGGGATAACGTGTATAGATATTACGGAGTAAACGAAAAGATCCTGACGTCCACATTTACGGAAGCCGAATGGAATTCGTTTTATGAGAACGTGATCGAACCGATATCGATCCAGTTATCGCTTGAATTTACATACAAACTTTTGACAGAGCGGGAACGCGGATTCGGGAACCGGATCATTTTTACCGCGAACCGTCTGCAATATGCGACACTTCAAACACGGATGACGATCGGCGGCGGGCTTTATGACCGGGGGATCATTACGATAAACGAATTCCGGGAACTGATGTATTACGAACCGATCGAGGGCGGAGACGTGCGGATGATAAGTCTAAACTACGTCAAAACCGGGGATCAATCGCTTTATCAGGTGGGAAAGGATGATGGAGCAGGTTCAGGCGACAACGGGCAGCAGGAGCCGGAGGGAATACCGGAAAATCAGATCCGGAAATACGGGATCTATTTCCTGAAAACAGAGAGAAAAGGAGGGGCGGACAATGCCAAAAATAAAAGCGTTTAACTGTTTCGAGGTAAAGAACGAAACGGCGACGTCGGCAGATTTATATTTTTACGGAGATATCGTTTCGGACTGGTGGGGAGCATGGCAGGAAGAAGATCAGTACCCGGAAGCAATTAAAAATTTCCTGTCAGGGCAGCAGGGAAAAAGCCTGAATATTTATATCAATTCCGGCGGCGGTTCCGTATTCGCCGGGATTGCAATTTACAACATGATCCGGCGTTTTGCGGAAACGAACGCCGTTTCCGTGACGGTGGACGGACTGGCAGGATCGATTGCGTCCGTGATTGCCTTCGCCGGGAATACGCCGCCGAAAATTCCGTCAAACGCGTTTCTGATGATACACAATCCGTTTGCATTGGTAGAGGGAAACGCGGCGGACTTGCGAAAAATGGCGGATGATCTGGACGTCATCACGACGGGAATCCTGAATGTCTATATGGAACACGTCAAAGAAGGAGTGACAGAGGATCAGATCCGCGCCCTTATGGACGCGGAAACATGGCTGAACGGTCGGGACGCTGCCGAATATTTCAACATTGAGACGACGGAAAGTGTCGCCGAGATTGCGGCGGCGTCCGGCGGATATGTAGCGAGGGCGCGGAACGTGCCGAAAGATATTGTTATCCAGTGGGCGGCAGGAGCCGCGAGAAACAAAACGTCTGATAATCAGGACGCGCGGTCGGCGGTACTGAATCAGAATAAAAAGCGCGACGAAATCGCGCGGATCATTATCAACAGTTTGTGAAAGGAGATTAGGAAACCATGAAACACGAAGAACTTATCAAATGCACAAAAGATCAGTTGAACGCGCGTCTGAAAGAGATCGGGGCAGCGGCAAAGACGGCAGAGGGCGACGTATTGGACGCGTTACTGACCGAAGCGCAGGAAATCCGGGACATTCTGGATCAGGCGAAAAAGCGCGAACAGCTTCAGGGTTTCGCGGATGAAGCGGAAGATCCCGCGCCGGGAGCGGGCGAAAAAGGCGAAAAGGGCAGCGCAGACGTGAAAGCGTTTGACAAACGCGGCGGCGCACTTAAAGCGGGCGCGGGCGTCAGATTTTCCGCGCGTATTGCGACGCCAAACGTCCGGGCGTCCTTGTCTGTTTCGCAGACCGCCCCTGTGGTTCATACTGCCCCGGATCTGAATCAGACGACAAACCCGGTTTCCGCCCTGATCGATATGGTCAAGGTCGTTCCGTTAAATGGCGGAGAAACATACGAACGCGGCTTCGTGAAGGATTACGGCGCGGACGACGGCGGAAGCACGACAGAGGGCGGAGCGTACAACGACGTTGAACCGTCCTTCGGTTACGCAACGATCGAAAAGCAGAAAGTGACAGCATACACGGAGGAACCGGAGGAAATGCAGAAATTACCGAACGCGGATTATGATTCCGTCATCGAAGATTCTGTCAGCAAGGCAATCCGGCGATATCTGTCCCGGCAGATTCTTGTCGGGGACGGTTCCACGTCGAAGTTAAAAGGTATTTTCTATAATCCGACAAAGGAAAGTGAGCGCGTGATCGATCCGGCGACGGATATTGATACAATCACGGCGATCGACGACGGAACACTGGATGAAATTATTTATTCCTTCGGCGGAGACGAGGAAGTCGAGGGCGTGGCGACGCTGATCCTGAACAAGCAGGATTTAAAAGCGTTCGCAAAGCTGCGGGACAAGCAGGGGCGCAAGGTTTACACGATCGTAAATCGCGGGCAGACCGGGACGATCGACGGCGTTCCGTTCGTTATCAATTCCGCGTGTGCTGCTATCAGCAACACAGCGACAGCGGAAGGCGCGTATGAAATGGCATACGGCTATTTGCAGAATTACGAACTGGCAGTATTTTCCGATATCGACGTCCGCCGTTCTGACGACTATAAGTTCAAGAACGGACAGACGGCGTTCAGAGCGTCCATGTTCGCAGGCGGTTCCGTGGCGGCGTGGAATGGATTTATCCGCGTAAAGAAAGCAGTAACGACTAGCGGCGGCGGAACACAGTAAGAGACAGCAGGGCAGAAAGGCGGGCGGAATAAATGACAATTGAAAAACTGTACGAAGCGGCGCGGCTTCGCGTAAGGAAAGCAGTTGCGGACGATCTGGATCAGGACATCCGCCGCGCTGCCGATACAGCGATCGCGGACTTAAAACGAATCGGCGTCGCTGATAGTTGGCTGAAAGAACCGTCGGATCCGCTGATCGTCGAAGCCGCCCTGTCGTATGTCAAGGCAAACTATTCCATTGACACGAACGCATATCCCATATTATCCGGGATTTACGACATGAACATAACAAAAATCAAGGGCGACAGTAAATATTTCACTGCCGCCCCGGATCCTGAACCGGAAGGGGGCGCGGATGGATGACAGAATGTCAAATATTCCTGATTCATCCGGGAGAAAAGCAGACGGACGACGAAAAGACGCCCGTCTTTGCACAGGTTTACCCGATCGGACGGGATGAATTTCAGGCGGCGGGCGTCAATGGGTATAAGGCGGAAAACAGGTTCGACGTTTGGGCGGAAGAATATGACGAACAGCCGGAACTTCAATTCGGGAAAAAACGGCTGACAATTTATCGGACGTATGGCGTCCGGGCAGACGGAAAAATCGAACTATATGCGGCGGAGCGCGTGGGAAATTATGGTCGTTAATGTAAAAGCGGAAGAATTGGACGAAGCAATCCGCGATCAGTTGGAAACGTACAACGCGGATATCGTAAAGGCGATAAACAAGAATTTGAAAGAGGTCGCCGACAAGACGGCGGAAACGCTGAAAAAGGGCGGATCGTACAAAGAGCGGACGGGAAAATATACGCCGGATTGGAGCGTGACAGCGCGAAAGACGGAATCTGTCGCACAAGGCGAAAGCTATTCCGTCCACAACAGAAAACATCATCAATTAACGCACCTACTGGAAAAGGGACACGTCACGCGGAGCGGCAGCAGGACGCGGGCGTTTGAACACATTTTGCCCGCTGAACAGGCAGCGCAGGAAATGGCGGTCGAAGCGGTGGAAAAAGCCGTAAAGAGCGCGAACGGGGGGATCTAATCAATGGTTAAGTATGAACGGATCATCGAACGGGCGGTCGCGTTGGGACTGCCGATTGCAGAATATGAATTTCGGGACACGAAAAAGAATCCGGCGCCGGATCCGCCGTTTCTGATTTATTTTTCTTCGGAAGATCAGAACGGGACGGACGCGGGAAACCGGATCCGCCGGATAAACGGTTCGATTGAACTTTACACTGACCGGAAACCGGATCACATTCTGGAACGCCGGATCGAACGCGAAGTCCTGTTTGACGTGGATTTTCACAAAACAACCGCCCCGATCCAGTCGGAAAATATGTATCAAACGGCGTATGATTTCAACGTCGTTCAAAAATTTTAGAAACGGAAAGGAGTAAAAAGGATATGGATAAAGCACCTGAAAGAATCATTTTGGGATCCGGATATATCCATCTTGCAACATTCAAAAAAGGGCAGGAGATCCCGGAACCGGAAGAATTCTGCACAGAAGCAAACCGGTATTCGTATATCAAAAACGGCGCGACGCTTGAATATACGAACGAGGTAGTCGAAGCGAAGGACGACATGGGGAGAGTGTCAAAAACCGTTATCACATCGGAGGAAGTCACGCTGAAGGCGGGGCTTATGACGTTGATCGGGGACACAATCGAAAAGTTGTGTGACACTGCCCGCGTTTCTGTATCGGCAAACGGAAAATATCGAAAGACAAAGATCGGCGGTGTCGGGAACAGGAAAGGCGCGAAATATGTTATCTGTTTCCACCATGTAGATCCAGAGGACGGCGACATATGGGTTATGATTGTCGGTCAGAATCAGGCGGGCTTCACGTTGTCGTTTGCGCCGTCTGACGCAACTGTCGTTGACGCGGAATTTAAAGCTATGCCGAATCTGGACGGCGAAGGAACGCTTGTTAATTACGTCGAGGAAATTCTGGACGCAGAGGAACCGGAGCCGCAGACATATACCGTCGAACAGAATTTGACGAATGTCACTTCGTCGTTTGAGGGGACAAGTATAAGCGCGGGCGGAAAACTGGAAGCGATTCTGACAGCGGAAGCGTCACACACGATTCAGACGCCCACGATTACAATGAATAGTCAGGATATCACGGAAACGGCGTGGAGTGCTGCCGAAAAGAAAGTCACGATCGAAAGCGTGACAGGAAACGTCATCATTACGGCGACAGCGGTTCAGGATTAAGGGCAGCAGGAGAAAAAAGGGATCCGGCGGTCGGGACTAAAACGTCCGCCGCCGGATTATTTTATTCAGGAAAAGAGAGGATCATATCATGGCAAATTTATCATTTAATTTCAACAAAATTAAACGGACATATTTAAACGTAACACTGAAGGACGGAACCGCCCTGCAGGTAAAAATGCCGACAAAAAACACGTTCGGAAAGGTTCAGGCGCTGAACAGACTGCAGGACGATGAAAACGCCGACGTTGCCGACGTTATGGACACAATGGCGGCGGTTATGGCGGATTGTCTTTCCAACAATTTGAACGGCGTTCGGATTAAAGCGGAGCAGATCGCCGAGGAATACGACATTGAGGAAATGACGGCGTTTATCGGGGAGTATTACGAAAAATTCGTCGGCGGGTTGCAGAACAACCCAAATTAGAGATCCCGTTCTATCCGGGACACACGGGAGAAGAAAAGGACAAATTATTCTATACGCCGGATAGCGCGGGGGAACGAATGGTCGTCGAATATACCGGATTGAATATCCGAGAGATCGGCGAAATGGAAATGGACGAATATCTGTATTATTTCCGGGACGCCTTTATCCATAGCATGAACCAAACAAAAGAAGGACGGGAATATTTAGAAAACGCCTTTTATTTCAAACAGGAAAAACCGGATCGCGCAAGGTTGCGGGAGAAGTTTGGGAATAAAGGCAAGAAGTAGAACGGGGCGACGATATGGCAGCAAACAATATTAAGGGAATCACAATCGAAATCGGCGGGAATACAACGGCTTTAGACAAAGCGCTGAAAGACGTTAATAAGCAAACAAGGAGTTTGCAGGCAGAATTAAAGGACGTCGATAAACTTTTAAAACTGGATCCCAAAAACACAGAACTTCTTGCGCAAAAACAAAAAATATTATCTGAAAGCATTTCTGCAACGTCGGAAAAACTTGATACGTTAAAAAAAGCGGAAGAACAGGTTCAGCAGCAGTTCGAGCGAGGGGAAGTTTCAGAACAGCAATATCGCGCCCTGCAGAGGGAAATTATTAAAACGTCCGAGGAATTAGACAGCCTGAAAGAAGCGTCAAAACAAGCCGAAAAAGCTATGGAAGGGCTGCAAGGCGCTTCAGAACTGACCGGGAAAGAATTAGACGAAGCGAAAGAAAAGTCGAATGAATTCAAGGAATCCATAAGCAGCGCGGCGGACGCGATAACAAAAGCGGGAGCAATAGCCGGATCCGCGTTGGTGGCGGCGGCTACATATGCGACGAAATTTGAAACGGATTGCGACAAAGCGTTTAACACTTTAGTTACACAGACGGGCGCGGCTGATGATGAATTAGAGGGCTTAGAAGATAGCCTGATGAATATTTACAAGAACAACTTCGGGGAAGATATCGAAGATATCGCTGTCGCTATGGCAACCGTTAAGCAGCAGACCGGGCTTGCAAACGATGAATTGGAAAGCACCACGGAAACCGCCCTGTTAATGCGCGATACATTCGATATAGACGTCAACGAAGGCGTTCGCGGTGTTACTGCGATGATGAAGCAATTCGGAATATCAGCGCAAGAAGCATATAACCTTATGGCGCAGGGGGCGCAAAAGGGGTTAAATCAGAACGGAGATCTTGCGGATCAAATGGCAGAATACGCCGTTTACTATGCCGACATGGGATTTTCTGCGCAGGAAATGTTCAATATGATCTCCAACGGAGCGAAAGACGGAACATTTCAGATCGATTACCTGAATGACGCTGTGAAGGAATTCGGGATCCGGGTAAAGGACGGGACAGCCGACGACACATTCAAAGAATTAGGGCTTGACGTTGACGATCTAAAGTCGAAATTTGCAGCAGGAGGCGACGGGGCGCGGGAAGCATTTACAATCGTAAACGACGCCTTGTTTTCGTGCGAAGATCAGGTTCAAAGAAATATTTTAGGCGTCACGCTTTACGGTACAAAGTGGGAAGATTTAGGAGAGGACGCGATCCGATCTTTAATAAATACACAGGGAGAAATATCGAACACAACGGACGCCCTGTCAAAAATCAATGAACAGAAATACGATGATATCGGAAGTCAGATAGAAGGACTAGGGAGAAATATAAACGCGGAACTTGCGAAACCGATCGGGGAAGAATTGCAGCCTGTCATCAGCAACGTTATTTCGGAAGTTCAGTCAAAACTTCCAGACGTCCGAAACATATTATTGAACGTGATTTCAAAAGTGACAGAATTTGTTTCGTTTGTCACAAAGAACGGAACGACGATCATTTCCATTATAGCAGGAATCGCCGCCGGAATGTTGGCGTGGAATGTTGTAAATATGATTCAAGGGCTTATTGCGGCGATAAAGGTATGGAAGGCGACGACGGAGGGCGTCACGATAGCGCAAAAGATACTGAATACTGTTATGGCAGCGAATCCGATCGGAATTATTATAACATTGGTCGCAACGCTTGTTGCTGCGCTAGTTACATTATTCGCGACAAATGAGGATTTCCGAAATAAAGTGATTGCAGTATGGGAGCAGGTAAAAGAAACCGCGCTGAACGCGTTCGGAGCGATAGCGGATTTTTTTACAGTTACGATTCCGGCAGCCTTTAATTCGGTCGTTAATTTCGTAAAGTCAAATTGGCAGGGGCTTTTATTACTGATCGTGAATCCGTTCGCGGGCGCCTTTAAATTATTATACGATAATTGCGAGGGGTTCAGAAATACAATTAACACACTGATCGAAAATATAAAGGCGTATTTTTCGGGATTGTGGGAAAATATTGTTCTGATTTTTCAAAATGTCGGACAGTGGTTTTCCGATAGATTCACGGAAGCATACACGGCGATAACGACAGTATTTTCGGGGATCGGACAGTGGTTTTCCGCCCGGTGGACGGATGTCAAGACCGCGTTGTCTACGGTCGGTTCGTGGTTCCTGACGACGTTTCAGACAGCATACACGAACGTCACGAACGTTTTCCGGGGGATCGGACAGTGGTTTTCCGCCCGGTGGACGGATGTCAAGACCGCATTGTCTACGGTCGGTTCGTGGTTCCTGACGACGTTTCAGACAGCATACACGAACGTCACGAACGTTTTCCGGGGGATCGGACAGTGGTTTTCCGCCCGGTGGACGGATATCAAAAACGCGTTGTCATCGGTCGGAACATGGTTTCAGTCTACATTCCAGACAGCATATAACAACGTCACAAACATATTCAAAAATATAGGTTCGTGGTTTAAGACGAATGTTATCGACAAAATCAAAAGCGTTTTCGACGGTTTTAGTCTGGCGGACGCCGGGAAAAGGATAATGGATTCGTTTGTGAACGCGATAAAGTCAATACATATTCCGAAGCTGTCGATCGATTGGGGAACGTCGGAAAAGACGATCGCGGGACTTACTATAAAAGTGCCTGTTCCGCATATTTCATGGAACGCGTTGGGCGGTATTATGAGGAATCCGACGATTTTCGGAATGTTAGGCGGGAAGCTGCAGGGCGGCGGAGAAGCCGGGGACGAAGCAATTCTGCCGCTTGACATATTTTATCGCCGGACAGAAGGCTATATTGATGACGCAATCGCGCGGGCAACGGCAGCGGCGAAAGGAAGCAGCGACAGCAGCAGGAGCAGGGGCGACTTTATTCAGAATATCAACATTGAAAGCCCGGATCCCCTATCGCCGTATGAGGTAGCACGTCAGACGAGGAATCAGACGCGGAATCTGGTTCTTCAGTTGCAGGGGGGACGCTGATATGTCAAAGAAAATTGTATGCAAAAACGAAGATGACGTTCAGATCGAATTCAGCTATGAGGATGACGCCGAATTTTTTCTGATATCATGCGACGGGATCTATTCCGTGTCAAATAATGTTGTGACAAGCGAAAACACGATGACGGACGGATCCACATATCAGGGCAGCACAACGAAGCAGCGGAATATCGTCATCACGGCGGAATTTGATTCCGATTATCAGTCCCGCCGGGATTTTCTGTATAAGTCATTCAAACCAAAATCGCCGGGGACGTTCTTTTATTTTGAGAACGAAGAACAGCGACAGATCGATTATTACGTCGAGGGAATCGAAATCGACGAAGCGGGCGTGTGCCGAAATGCTGTCATTTCCCTGATCTGTCCGGATCCGTTCTTTAAAGATCCCGCTGATACTACTGTCACAATGGCAGGGGGGGAACCGTGTTTTGAATTCGTCCATGAATTCACGGACGAACTGGAAGAATTCGGCGTCCGAATCGCGGAGTTAGTAAAGAACATTGAAAACGATTCGGCGGCGGATCATATCGGAATAGAAGTCCTTATGGAAGCGTTGGGAGCGGTCAGAAATCCGGTTTTATACCATATGCAGCAGGATATCCACATTCAGATCGGAACGGACGACTATCCGTTCGACATGGAGCCGGGCGACGTGGTAAAAATCACAACCGGGACAAACGAAAAGAACGCCTATTTGATAAAGGGCGGGGAAACACAGAAAATAAACGAATATCTGGACGAAGAAAGCGAATTCATACAGTTGATACACGGGGCGAATACGTTCATTTACGACGCCGCGTCCGGCGTTGATTATCTGAACGTGACGATCAAATATCGATTCCGATATTTAGGAGTATAGGAGCGTGAGAAAATGGAAGTCAGGATATACGGACAGAATTTATTCAGAAAAGGACAGATAGAAAATCAAATATCCCTGATCTGGACGCGAAAATTTTATGAACCGGGGACGTTTGAACTTCACGCGCCGATTACTGACGAAAATCTGTCCTTGTTACAGCCGGGAAACATCATCGGAAAAAAAGGTTCAGACGAAGCGGGAATTATTGAGGATATCGAAAAAGAAGAAAGCGATATCAAAAACGAGATCACGGCAAAAGGGCGGTTTTTATCGTCCTACATGGATCGCCGCCTGATAAAAAAGACCGTGAATTTTTCGGGATATATTGAAGTCGCTATGCGTCAGTTATATTCCGGCGCGGTTCCGCTTCCGCTTGTGGAATTGGGAACACTAAACGGGTTCACGGAACGGGCGGAATTTCAAGTCACGATGAAAAATCTTTTGACGTATGAAGAAAAGTTATCGCGGGCGGGCGCAATCGGATTCCGGTTCCGCCCGGATTTCAAGAACCGGAAAATCGTTTTTGAAACGTACAAAGGAAAAGACCGGACATTCAGTCAGCACGAAAACAACCGCGTCGTATTCAGTGAAAATTATAATAACCTGAACAACGCGATCTATCGGTACAACAATCAGAACTTGAAAACGTTCGCGATAGTCGGAGGACAGGGAGAAGGAGACGCCCGGACATATTACGAATTAGGCGGCGGGCAGGGGTACGATTTACGCGAAGTATTTGTTGACGCGAAAGACATAAATCCGGACGGGATGACGTCGGCAGCATACAAGGCGGCGTTATTGCAGAGGGCGCAGGAAACGTTGAACGCGTCGATCGTGTCGGAAACGTTGGAGTGCGAAACGGAAGCAGCGATCAATTTCACATACAAACAAGATTATGATTTAGGCGACGTTGTAACAGTCAGGAAGAACAAATGGAATCTGTATATGAATCAGAGGATCACGGAATTGTCTGAAGTGTACGAATACGGAGGAATGACCGTTGTTCCGACGTTCGGCGATCCGCTTCCTGAAACAATAAAATGGGATGAATAGGAAAGGGGCGGAAAAATGGCAAAAGAAAGAAGTTATGATTATTTTTGGAATTCTGAAAACGATCGTTATTATGACGCTGATTCTATGGGGGACTGGCTGCGCCCGTTCTTTTGCAACGGCGTTTTTAACGGTCAAATGCAAGTGACGGCAAACAATAATATGTCCGTTACCGTCGCGGCAGGGTATGGCTACATAAACGGAAAACACAGACATTTCCTGCAGCCGACAACGCTTGATCTGGAAACAGCTTCCGGCACACTGGATAGAATCGACGCTGTTATTTTACGCCGCAACGACACGGAGCGCCGGATCTATTTAACGATTGTAAAAGGCGGCAACGCAAACACGCCGACAGCGCCCGCCCCGACGCGCGAAGGGGCTATTTACGATCTGAAACTGGCGGATATCTATATCGCTGCCGGAACGGTCAGGATTACGCAGGCAGAAATAAGCGATACGAGAATGAACGCTGCCGTCTGCGGTTGGGTGGCGGCAACCGTAAACGAAATTGACTTTACGCAGATTCAGGCGCAATTTGACAGCTATTTCACGGCGTACAAGAAAAATATTTCCGATCAGTATCAGGAATATTTTGCCGCAATTCAGGAGTTCAAAGAACAGGCGCAAAGCGACTATAATTTGTTGCTTCAGGCGTTCCAGACATACGCCGATCAGCAGGAAGCGTTATATCAGGACTGGATCGCTGAACAGGAATCCACGTTTGAGGAATGGAGCGAAGGGCAGCAGTCCACGTTTTCACAGTGGCGACAGAATCAGGAAAGCGCGTTCAATAACTGGTATTTGAATAATACGGGACAATGGACTTCCGATTTTCTGAACTGGTTTAACGGAATCAAGGGTATATTCTCCACGGATCCGGCGGGCGAAATGATCCTTATGATTCAATCGCTGTTCGACATTATCTATTCCGGCACAATCCCGGCTGATCTTATCACGTCGGACGGCGACGAACTGATAACAACAGACGGCGATCAGTTGATCGCGTTCTGGACGATAAAAACGTCCGAAACGTGTCACTGTTAGCTATATAAATAATCAAAAGAAAGGAGTTTTACAAAATGGCGCAGAAGATGTTTAAAGACTTGACGCCTATCGTCAGTATGGGGAATACGGATCTTTTTCCGGTGGAGCAGTCCGACGGAACAAAAAAGGCGACGTTCGCGCAGATATGCGAAGAAATCAAGCTGCCGGACGTTGCCGAGCAGGTCGGGGATTTCCCGGAACTGGCAGAGGGCGACACGCTGAAAGTTATCGCCGGAAAAATTATCAAATGGCAGCAGGACGCGATCGAGAAAATCGAAACGTATATCCTGAAGTCGTCTATCATTCAGGAATTCCCGCAGGAGGTCGATCTAGAAACAGAGGACGATCCGGGAGCGGAAGCCCTGAAAAAACAGGTCATTTCCGGTTTGTTGGCTTACACAATGAACGAGAAGATCCTGCAGGTCATTTCGGATCATGGAACACTGGCGGCAGATTACGCAATCTTAAAGCGGGAACAAATGGCGTCGTATGGATATTACGGCGTCGAATGGGACATCGACGATCTGATGACGCTTGTTAAGGCGGGAAAGTGGGACAAATTCGCGGTCGGCGATTACTTCATCGAAACGAACACGTCCGGCGAAAAAATTCAGTTTGAGATCGCCGGGAAAAATTCATACTTGAATTGCGGCGATACCGCCATGACGGTCCCCCACATTGTCGTTTGCCCGCGTGATTGCCTGACTACTTACTACAAATATAACAGCACGAACACAAACGCCGGAGGATATGCGGCGTCGCTCATGCCCGCGAATCTGGAAACGGAAGCAAATAAATTTACGTCGAAATTGCAGGGGTACATGACGACGATCCGACGTCTGGAAAATAACAAGGGAACGTGGGCGTGGGCGTCCCGCCGGATCTTCCTTCCGGGAAATCCTGAACTTGTCGGATTTAGCGGCTTCGCAGACGGATATTGTGGCGGTTCATTCAATCAGCTTCCGTTATTTGCCGGAGGAAACGCGCACATTCTGAAAGGCGCAGGATATAACAAGGGTAAAGCCGCCCGGATGTGGTACTGGACTGCCGATCCGTCCGCCGCG